TGCTCGAGATACCTTCGATCCCCTTTGGCAGGGTGATCCCGATCTTCTTAAGGCCGCCCTCGATGGTGCCACCAACCCGGCCGAGGACGTTTTGCATCCCCTTGGGCATGGAGTTCCAGAGCTTCTCAAGGCCGCCACCAACACGGCCGATGACCTTCTGGATCATCTGGTCACGCATGCTGAGCTTGTTGGCATCAGCAGGCTTTTGACTGCTAGCGGTGACCACGATCTCACCGTTAGCATCAACCGTCGACGTGCCGTCGCTGGGCAGCCCACTGATCTGGTCGGCGCTCTTCGCTGCGGCGTTGCTGATCAGCGTCGCAGCGTTGACCATCGCCGTACCCAGGGTCTCTACTGCCTTGGACGTATCGCCGGTCGTGTCGACCAGAAGTTGGTTCGCAGCCTGTACGCCGGCCTTCCCAGAGACCATGTCCTCGATCTCACGGTCCAAGCCACCGAAGACGCTCTCGGAGATTTCACGGATCGTTAGCTGCTGCAAGCTCTTGAAGATATTCTTGGCAAAGCCAAGCGTCGCCTTGAACGGGTTCTTCATGGCATCGTTGAGGAAAGTTTCGAAGGCGCTCTGAATGTCGTGGACCGTATCGACATACATGCTGGCAATCCGGCGCTGGTCCTCAAGAGCGCGGGAGATTGCCTCCTGAGCCGCAACGTGGTTCAGAAGGTCTTGGTATTGACTCGGCAGCATTGCACCATACTGGCGCTCGTACTGGATCTTCTGCTGGAGCGCCTCGGCTTCGATGGTCCGGCCCTGAAGGATCTTTGACTGGATCGCCAGTTCGTTGTCCATGCCCTGGATGATGTTGTCAAACGGACGGCTCTTTGCGATATCGATCTGGGCCTGGTCAGCTTCACGCATCGACTTCGTATAGCGAACCACAGCGTCGTCAACTTCGATCCACTGGCCAACCATGTCGTCCAGCGTATGCTCGTCATTCGTGAGCTGGTCAAGATACCTCGGCTGGTCGTTGTAGCGGTCGTTGATCCGATCTCTGGTACCGTCGTTCTTAGACGCCTCGGCCAGCATCTTGTTGTGCTCGGCCAACGCCTTTGAAGAACCGGAGTGGGCAGCTTTCAGGTTGTTGACCGCCCTGGTGGCATCGGCCACACGGTCGCGGTACTCGTCCTCAGTGATCTTGCCAGCCTTGAGGTCAGCGGTTGCCTGAGCGCGGGTTACGGCGAGACCTGCGCTGGCCTTGTCAGCTTCGGTGACCGCACCAGCCTGACGGGCCAAGGCGTTATTGAGCGCCATGTTCGGCTTCGCAACTGCGCCCGCAGCAGCGCCGGCCTTATCGGCAGTGGTGACAAACTGCTCCATGCTACTCTTCGCAGCTGTGATGGCACCATCGTAGGCCTGAACCTGCGCATGCGCTTTGCCCATACCACGGACCAGCTCCTGCTCATCCGGCCCGAAGCCGAGGTCTCTGGTGAGGTTATCGCGGGCAACGCCCACCGTAGCGCCCAGACCCTGAACGAAGGCGCCGACCTTCTTCAGCCCAGGGGCATTGGCGACGCTGGAGTTGATGCGGCTCTGACGCTCATCAGCACCTGACTTCGTCTGGCCCCGCAGCGTGTTGAAGGTGACAGCCGCTTCGTTGCGCTTCGCCACCAGACTTGACAGAGCGGCTACCTGGCGTGCCTTGGCCAGAGCATAAAGCTGCTGTGCTGCACGTCCCACAGCGCCTGCAAAGTTGTCCACACCTGCAACGGCAGCGTTGGACTCTGTTCCGACGCCAGCGACACCGACCGCGGCCAGACCAGCACGGTCTCGTGCATCGGCCAGCGTAGCGTTCGCTGCCTTCAGTCCGTTGTCCAGGCCATTCAGAGTTGCTTGCGTGGCTGCACCATGCTGCTGCATGGAGACGAAGGCCAGGATCAATCCGGTAACACCGGCGGTGATGAGTGCGATCGGGCTCAGCAACAACGAGAGCGCGGCCTGCAGACCCTTAGCCGCTACGCCAAAGAGCGCAGTTGCCGTGGTCGAAGCCCCAAGCGCAAATTCCAATGCCACAAGCTGGCTGATGAAGGCGACCAGGATGTTGACCTTGATCGCAGCGAAGTAGACGCCGTAAGCGACAGCCGCCGCCTCGAGTATCTGAACGTTCTGGCCGAGGAACCCAATAACCGAACCGATGGCCGAGCCGATCGTGTTCAGCGTTCCACTGGTGGCCAACCCCTCAAGAGCTGCGGCTAGGCCCTTCGCACCTTCGATGAGGCCGTCGAACATGCCGGACTTGCCGAGCGCGAGCATGGCCCTGTCCAGCTGGGTGAGGAGCTCGTTGAACCCGGCGTTGGCGCTCTTGACGCCATCTGGGATTTCCTTATTCAGCTGCGCAGCGAACTTCGGCAAGAAGTCGTCCGATAAGACAGCGCCAGCCTCGAGCATCTTACTCAGCTCGCCGGTCGTGACGCCCATGGCACGGGCAGCGACCTGGAACGCGCCTGGCAGACGTTCGCCAAGCTGACCACGAAGCTCTTCAGCCTGGACTTGGCCCTTGCTCATAATCTGCTGGACGGCCAGCAGCGTGCCTCGGATGTTGTCATTCGATAGACCGTAGGCAACACCTGCCTTGGTGATCGACTCGAAGACTTCACGTTGACGCTGGCCCGCCATGCTGGTACCATTGGCCGCAGCGGCGAAGCCGATGTAGGACTGCGTGATGTCTCGGACGCGAAGACCGAGGCGCTCGGCCATGTCGCCAGCAAACTCAAGCTCAGCAGTTGCACCAGCCTGACTGCCGGTGATGATCCGCAGCGACTGATTGAAGCCGATGTTCTGGCTGGTGATGTTCGCCACGCCCTTGGCGATCTCGACCAGGCCGAGTCCAAGCAACGCGTTCTTGAGTGTGAAGATATCAGAGGTCAGACTGCGCGTAGACGAACGCCACGCCTGGAACGGCTCCTTCCGTCCAACGCGGTTGGCGGACTCTTCAAGCTGAGCGAGAGTTGGTTGGAGGCGGGCTGCGCTGGCTACGCTGCGGTCGATGCCAGTGGCGACGCGGTTCCAAGAGTCGCGCAGACTCTCACCAGCTCGTTGACCCTCGGTTGCAGCGGCGCGGGCCTTGGCACGGATCTCATCCATGGAGCGGCCAGCTTTGCCAGCTCCGGCGGCGGATCGGCCAAGGCCATCAGAGGTCTTTTTGCCAGCTGCTTCGCCGGCCTTACCGAGCTCTTCGGTTTTCTTTTTGATCTCATCAAGAGACCGGATGACGCGCTGCTTGCCCGACTCCGCTGGCGTCGAGTCAATTTCGATCTCAATGCCATGGGTTTCGTCGGCCATCGTAACGCCTTTCTAGGAGACTATGGGGTCTTCTTCTTGGTCACCCGGGAAATGTATAAGGTGTCCAGCTTCTTGATAACGTCCCAGAGAAACTCCCGTTGCCCTGGTCCCATCTCCAAGTCACGTCCATACTGCATAGTGACCATGTAGGAGATGGAACCCTGGCTGAGGCCTTGGGGCCGAGTGGTGGAAAGCCTGTTGAAGGCCTGCCAGATCCACTCGTACCCCGACACGATGCTCGGTCGCTCGTCTAAAGCCTTGATCTCGTGACCCAGTGATTGGTGGTATTCGAGAGACTCTAGGTGCGGACCGAACTCAATGCCCCAATCTAGGACTGCGGTAAGTTTCCCACGGCCTCGTCGACTTCCGCAGCGCGGAAGGTCTCGTACGATGTCATGGCGGTGACCACGTCCTCGAGGAACTCAGGACGCTTCTTGAAGATCTGCTGAGCGAACTCGGGCGTGAATTCGGGTGCGTCACCGCCACGCCATGAGACGATGCCGGCATGGGCAGCGACATGGCTGGTGATGGTCTTCTGCTGTTCCGGGGTCAGCTCCTTGTTGCGGCTCATGACCTTCAGACGCTGCGTGATCTTCCCACGCTCGAGGTTGACCTTCTCGGCTGACACGTGGCGGATGGTGACAAAGAAGCCATCACCGAAATCCACCTCTGCGCCGTCCTGCATCAGCTGCTGGTCGACTTCGGTATAGTGCTTGTCAAAGAAACTCATGTTAGTGCTCCTGGTCGGGTTGGTCGGTAGGGACCGGCCCGCCGCCGACCATTTCAGCGGACCGATCCCGTTTAGCGGCTAAGCCGCCAAACCTCTTAGGTCGCCGGCGTACGCGTGACCTGGATCGACGTCGCAAGCGTTGTATCGATCAGCGCGCGGCCTTCGATTGTCTGCATCATGTCGGCGCTGTTGCCTTCAGCGTCGACCGTGACGTTGCGGTACTTCATCTTCGGCAGACGAAGCGCGTAGCTGTTCGTGCCGTCCGATAGCGTCGTGGTGACGTTGCTGGTGGTGCGGTTGAGCATCTTGTCCATCTGCTCCCACGACTCCACGTAGGCGTCGAAGGTGAAGGTGACTTCTCGCATACCGTACGCGATGTCATAGCCAGCGACCTGGCCGTGACCCTGGTTCATCCGGAGGTTGTTGTTGATGCCGAGCGTGAAGTTCGTCATGATCAGCGGCGTCGTATCGCCGGTGATGCTGAACGCCGTTACGTCGACCATCGACAGGATGCGGTTCGCAGCCGGTTCAGTGACAGAGCCGGTTCCGACAACCGAGGTCAAACCCGTGATCGCGGACAGCGCCATGAGGTCGATCGAACCGGTGATCTTGCCACCGACCTGGCCGGTCAGATTGAGGCCACCGTAACGGGTACCGAGAAGCTTCATATACTTGCGGCTGCCGCCCATCAGAAGGCTCTTCTCGAGGGTGAAGGAACGCTTCACTGTGCTGGCCTTCAAAACACCGGCAGTCCAGGTGCCTCGGAGAACCGCCTCGAGGATCGTATCGAAGCCAGCCGACTTGGCGAAGTCGAATGGGATCGAGCCGCCGGCAGACGAGCCAGTCAAGATGATGTCGGTCAGATCGTAATTCGGATTGATCTCATCCGCGTCCTCGAACGTGACGTTCGGCCCGAGCGTTTCACCGTTGACGCGAAGACGGTCCATGACCGGGTTGGCGGGGGTGACGCCGAGCGTGCTTTCGGCGACGTGGGCGAGGATCAGATCGTTGGTAACACCAAAGCTAGGCATCGGTTCAGCTCCTTATGAAAACAGGTCGACTTGGACCTTGGCGTTGACGACCTGGCAGTATCGACCACCTTCTGGCCGGTCGAAGGTGGAAGGTTCGAAGATGGTGATATCTTTGTGAGGTGTGGTCGCCGAGTCCGAGCCGACCCGAAGGATCTGCTCAAGGGCCGTTGACTGTTCTGAGACCAAGCCTTCGCCCTCACCTAGAGCTGCGAAGACCTCAATGTAGACCCTACCGATACGGCGGCGACGCTTTCCAGCCGTGCCGACTCCGATGACCTGAGCCTCACCCATCTGCAAGCTGTAGCGAAGGTAGTTGACGTCTGTGCCGTGAGATGATACTTCGTTGGGCACGACGAGCGGCAGGTTGACGAGCGTCGGAACGGCTGCGACCTTGGTTCTCACCCACTCTCGGAAGGTGTTTCTGAAGGTCGCATAATCCACTCTAGCTCAAGTCCTATGTAAACTGTGCCCCAACTCTATCAAGCGTCACTTGGACCATGCCTTGCGGTGCCTGTGTGGAGGAACCCTTTTCAAGCTCAGTGATATACGGCACATTGTTTGTCAAGTAAATGGCCCCCAAGACGTTCATAGTATCCACCACGGCCGCCCCATTGTTAATTACCTCCTGGGCGGATGACCAAGGACCCGTTTCGCCTCCGATCTCGCCAGTCGCAGCTGCTCCGATGGTGACCTGCCAGTTTCCTCTGGACCTGCCTGTCAGGACGGGGTTCATGTTGACCACGCCCTCTAGAAGCTGCATTGCGACCTTCTTCTGGACGAGGATCACGACACGGTCCAAGTCATCGGCCACCTTGCGGGGGTTGAACTTGAACCTAGCTCTGATCATGGCTTGACACAGCTCACAAATGCCACTATCATGGAGGTTCCGAGGGGCTTAACCGGCTTCACCTCCTGCACCTTCCACGTCTCATTGGCATGGATGATCAACGACTCCGGCGCTGGCTCAGATGCGAACTTTACCACCATGGCGATGGTTGAGGAACGCTCAAACATCTCGATGACTTTCTTGTTCGTGGTCCGAACCCCGAGACCCGCGGCATCAGTAGTTGTCTTCGTGGTCTTGCCGTTGGCGTCTGGCTTCGACACTGTGACGGTCCGAAGAGTGGCCGGTGATCCGAACTCGGTGAGAAGTTCGGTTGCGAGATTATCCATCTCGCTGTAGAATGCTGTGTCAGTCATCCGAGGAGCCTCCGAGCCGATTGGATCTTAGATGTCACGGCCGAGGTCGTGAAGCGGGAGACGAGGGCATCAATTAGCGGGAAGCTCCTGCCAGTAAATGGCGCATCGTCCTTGTATTCGGTTTTCGTGGAGCCGACACCGTCAAGCGACTTCTCGGTCAGTTTGATGGACGGTCCGCTGACCGATGTGGCCAGCTCAGCATCCTTCGCCTCATAGGCCAAGAGAAACTGAGCATACTTCACCTGCGCCGGGATCACGTCGATCCACGATGTAGGAAGGCTCATCGACTGATTGAGGTCGTACTTTTCGCCTGCCCAGACATACATCGTGTTGAGATAGTCTGCAGCTAGGATCATCAGCTGCTCTTTACGTTCTGATGGGAGCGCAGCCCAGTCAGCACGGCCTCGAGCGTTGAGGTAGGCATCAGCCTCGGCCACTGTGGCGTACGAGTTGGCGTTTGCGATCAGGTCACCAGTTTCAACGATCAAGGCCATGCGTCTTCTCCTAGGGCATTACAGGCGCGACGAGCGTGCCGCGTGCGATAACCTGCACAACAGCTCCCGAAGCACCTCTGTTGTTGAACAGCGGGTTCAGCAAACTGACCAGGCTGCCCGCTGCTTTGTCGCAGTGAAATGTGATTGCGGTCGTCGTCAAAGTCTGGTAGTTGCAGACAATTGGCACTCCCGACACATCGGAGTTCTGCGGAAAATATGCTACCCGCGGCTTAGCCGTGAACGCGGTTGGGAACGTCCATGTGAAATTCCCGTTGGAGTCCATCGTGGCTTCGACGCTCTGCGCCTGAGCGGTCATCAGTCGGTCAACCTGATCCTGCGTCGCAGGAGCTTGGATCGAGGTGATCTGGGCGACCGCCGGAAGGCTCAGAAAGAGCGGGGCGAACAAAAGCAGGCGGCGCATCAGCGTGCCTCGCCAGCAAAGTAGGCCGTAGCGCTGGCCGTCTTGGTAAAGCAGCCTGTAGTGCTGAACTCGGCCCTCGCACCGACTGAAAGGAAGATTGGGTTGGAGTACTGCCATTCGCCGCTGGAGTTGGCCGCAAGGGCGTAACAGCGGATTGGGGTGACCGCGCCGTCAGCAATCGCAGCTGTCGAGTTGAACAGCATCACGTAGCCAGCCGACCCACCAGTCGTGACGCTGAGCGAGTAGAGAAGGCTTGGCGCACCCTTGAGTGTCAGACCCGAAGAAACAACGGACGAAGCCACGGGCGCGTTACCATAGGTGGTGTTGTAGGTAGTTGGATATGCCTCGAATGTACCCCCGATCGTGTTGGTGCTGGCGTTGAGTGTAGTGGTTGCGGTCGATATGGGGGTGCCCGAACGGATTGACGCGCTGCCGCCGATCGTGCCCGAGGTGTATGTGGTAACGCGGGCGCGGATGAAGTTGCCGAGCGAAGGGCAATACCAGAGGCCGTTGCTGCTGGTGGTCCCGGTGGCACCTAAGCCGGTGGTGAAGCACGCAACATTAAGCCACACGGCGTTGTCGTTAGAC